GCCCCAACATCTCAACCCGCTGTAGATAGAACGGTTGAATCCCCCGCAATGGTGCAAGGCCGCCAAGCTGACTTGTCAATGCCAAGCAAAATGGGTTTGGCAGCGGCTCAAGGTTTAACTTTTAACTTTGCACCAAAGATTGCGGGTGCGGGCGCAGCGGGGATGGACATCTTGCAACGTGGTTTTGATTCCACTCCGACCGAAACTTACGCAAATACCCGTGATTACATCAAAGGCGTAAATGAGCAATTTAGGGAAACCAACCCTAAAACGGCATTTGCAAGTGAGGTAGTTGGTGGCTTGCCACTTTTGCTCACACCTTTGGGAATGACAAGCAAAGCCAAGCAAACGGCAGACGCATTGTCAGCGGCACAAAAAATGTCAATGGCTGCAAAAATGGCGGGTACGCAAGGCACTATTTCAGCAGTTGGCGCTTCTGACATCAATCCTGTCACTGACCCCACAGAATATGCTCAAGATATTGCCAAAAAAGGGGCAATTGCTGCCGCCTCGGGCGGTGTTTTATCAGGCGCAGGGCAAGGCGTTTATAACGTGGGTAGCAATGTTGCACAGCGTTACATTCCCGAAAGTGCTAAAGATGCGGCACGAATCAAACTTGCTCAAGCCTTACAACGTGGCTCAAGTGCGGATGGCTCAAACACCGTGTTAAACCGTGTTGAGCGTGAAATGGGGTTAAACCCTAACGCAAGCATTGCACAAGCGGGTGGCCCAAGTGCGTTGGCTCAGTTGGATGTGTTGGCATCGATGCCAGGCCAAGCCAAAACGCTTGTAGAACGCAGAATTCGTGAGCAACAGATGTTTAGACCCGAACGCCTTGCAAATGCGGCAGATGAGGCTCTAGGCACTCAAAGTAAAGGTTTTACCGCCACATTGGACGCATTGACTGCGGTTAAAAAAGCTACTGCTGATCCTTTATACAAAAAACTTGAAAACGTATCGGTCAAAATTGACGATGATTTGCAATCTTTAATTCAAGCCTCAACGTCTGCGCATGGTAAAGCCGAATTGTTGACTCAATTAAAGAGGCAATTGCCACTTGATATTTCTAAATTAAAAGCGGGCGATGACGTTCCTCTTAATGTTTTGGATATTGTCAAGCAATCACTTTATGACTTGGGTGAATCGGCCCGTGGTGAGTTTGGTAAAGCAACAAACACAAGCCGCGCTTATGACGATTTGCGAGTGTCATTGACAAAGAAACTTGAAGCCTTATCGCCTACAGATAAAAATGGCTCAATTTACCGTCAAGCCTTGGATGCTTATGCAGGCCCGTCACAACTAGGCAATGCCGTTGTCAAGGGCAGAACTGCCATGAAGCAAGACGATATTGCCTTGTCTGATTTGATGGGCAATATGTCGCCAAGCGAATTAGAGGCTTTCCGCATAGGTGCGTTGCAATCTTTGAAGGATAAAGTTGGCACAGAGGCGGGTCAGACTTCATTGTTAAAAATGTGGAAAGAACCCGCTACAAGCAACAGACTAAAAGAGATATTTGGCGACAACTATCAAAAGTTTGCTCAAGATGTTGCCAAAGAAGCTAGATTGAAGCCATTAGAGCAAGTCGGCAGAGGATCGGGAACTTTCTCTAGGATGGCTGGCGCTGAAGATTTGGGCGTTATGCCAACCACAATGGCAGCGGGCAAAGCGGTAGCAAGTGCGGCTACGGGTAGCCCAATGGCGGCTGCGGGTGAGGCGGTAAATGTTAAAAACAGGATTGGTCAAGTAATCAATCAAATGCCTGAGACAACACGCAATGAACTAGCTAAAATGTTGTTGTTGCGTGGCCCAACAGGTCAATTAGAAGTAGAAAACACAGCGGCATTGATTCGTGCTTTAAACCAACGATCAACGCAATTGCAAACGGGTGGTGGCTCAATAATCGGGCAAAACCTTGACCAATACGGCAGATAAGGATACAAAATGAGTTACAACGGTACGGGCACGTTCAATATCAACACAGCGGGTCAACCCGTTGTTACAGGCACAACCATCACTAGCACGGCATTTAATTTGCTGACTGCTGATTTGGCTTCAGGTTTAACCACTGCGTTGACCAAAGATGGACAAACCACACCTACTGCGAACATTCCGATGGGGACGTTTAAAATTACAGGTTTAGGTGCGGGTTCTGCGGCTACTGATGCGGCTCAATATGGTCAATTGCAAGCGGGTGCAACCACTATTGCAACGGTTTCAGGCACAGACACATTGACGGGTACTTTAGCGCCCGCCATTACTGCTTATGCTACAGGCAATTTGTTCTCTTTTGTTGCAGTTGCTACAAATACGGGCGCAGCCACAATTAACCTAAACAGTTTGGGCGCTAAAAGCATTACAAAATCAGGCACAACCGCTTTGGTTGCGGGTGATATTGTAAGTGGTCAACTTTATCTAATTGAATACGATGGAACTCGGTTTCAATTGATTAACCCATCAATTTTGCAAGTTGCAAACGGTGGTACAAGCCTAACAACCCTCACGGCTAACAATGTTATCTTGGGAAATGGGACAAGCGCACCTTTGTTTGTAGCACCTAGCACAAGCGGAAATGTGCTGACCAGTAACGGCACAACGTGGCAGTCAACAACCCCCGCAGCTTCTGGCATTACAGCAGGCAAATCCATTGCATTTGCAATGATCTTTGGTTTTTAAGGAACTATTATGGCAAATCCTAATATCGTCAACGTAACAAGTATTCTTGGCAACTCTTTATCTGTTGCTGTTGGTACAAGTGCAACGCAATTGGCCTCAAACGCTGCATCAAGTGGCAAAGTATTTAAGATTAACACAATCTTAATTGCTAACATTGATGGCACATCTGCGGCTGATGTCACTGTAAATATCTACTCTGCGGCAGCTTTGGGCGGTACGGCATTAGCCATAGCCTCAACTATTTCAGTCCCCGCAGATGCTTCATTGATTGTGTCTGACAAAACTACAGCGTTTTATTTGCTAGAAAATCAATCAATTGGTGCGCTAGCTAGTGCGGCTGGTGACTTGGTTGCTACGATTAGCTTTGAAGAAATCACATAAGGACTACCCATGTCCATGCGATACAAAGGCGGTGTAATTTCCGCTACTGCCCCAACAACTTCTACTAGTGCTGCTAGTGGGGTATGGACACTTCCACAACAGTTACAAGCGTTAGCTGCTGGAAATTGGACAGGGATACCTCTTGTCATTGGTCAAGCCTACGCTGGTGGTTTTTATGCAGGGCAAATTGGGGTTAGCGGTGTTGCCACACACAACCTTGTTGTTGGGCCTAAAGCATCTGCATTTGCCAGCACTGCGTTGCAATTTAAAACCTCAAACACAAGCGATGCTGGCGCAACTTCAGTCATTGATGGCCCTGCTAATAGTGCATCAATGAACGATGCAAGTCATCCAGCGGCTCAGTTTTGTGAAGGGTTAACTATTGGCGGTTATTCAGATTGGTATATGCCCGCTAAAAACGAACTAGAAGTTTGTTATTACAACCTAAAACCAACAACAACAGCTAACGATATTTCTTCAGGAATAAACGCTAACGCTGTCCCTGCCAGAGCAAGTAACTATACTTCTGGAAACCCAGCACAAACTACTGTTTCGGCCTTTATAAATATTAGTGGAACAGAATTTTTTACAGACCAACTTTATTGGACTAGTACCGAAAAATCTGCAACACAAGGATGGTCACAGTATTTAGGCAACGGCAGTCAAAACTACAACTTTAATAAGAATTCTGCATATCGTGTCCGAGCCATCCGCAGAGTTGCAGTTTAAAGGACAACCATGAGCCAAAAATATCCAGGCGGGTTTATTACTAAAAGCCCTGTAGCACCAACAAGTTCTGCGGCTAGTGGGATGTGGACTATTGACCAAGCTATGCAGTTACAGAAGCAAGGGTTATGGCCCAGTCCTCCATTAGTTATTGGTCAGGCTTTTGGTGGCGGCTTTTTTGCAGGGCAAATTTCAACTGCTGGTAATAGCATTGCTGATTACAACTTAGTAGTTGGGCCAGTAGCATCCGCACAACAAACAAGTAAACAATGGAAAACAACTAATACAACAACTGCTGGTACAACATCAGTAATTGACGGGCCTGCTAATAGTACAGCGATGAATAATGCAAGCCATCCTGCCGCACAGTTCTGTGAAGGTTTGACCATTGGTGGGTTTAGTGATTGGTATATGCCAGCGAAAAACGAGTTGGAAGTGTGTTACTACAACTTGAAACCAACGACAACAAGTAACAATACATCATACGGCATAAATGCAAATGCAGTCCCTGCAAGAGCAAGTAATTACACGGCTGGAACACCATCGCAAACGTCAGCTACCGATTTTAGAAGTACAGGCGCAGAAAAATTTACGGGTGTCACTTACTGGTCTAGTACTGAGTTTTCTGCGGTTTACGCATGGAGTCAGGACTTTAGTAATGGATACCAGTATTACTTCAAGTTTAAAAACTATTCAACCCATGTCCGTGCCATCCGCAGAGTTGCAGTTTAAATTTTATAAGGAGCATCACAATGTACATTTGCATTACCGAAGTAGACGCAGTAACTAAAATAGTCTGCACTTCTGAGCCACAGCGCACAGGCCCATCCATGCCAGCCATCAAAGGTTGGACTCATTTATGGCACGACAGTTCTACATGGCCTGTATCCACAGCATCTGATGGCACATACCTACGTGCGCCTAAATACTATGGCACTTGTGATGACGATGCCGACACTACCATTGCGGGTGTTTTGCAAGTCTTAACAGAAGCAGAATTTAATGCAGCCAAAGTTATTGAGCATGAAGCTCGCAAACCTTATCCATCTTGGATTGGTTACTTGGACACAATGACATGGGCCGCACCCGTAGCAAGACCCGCTGATGCCGTTATGAACGGTGGCAATGTTCGCTATCAATGGGACGAAGCTACAGTTAACTGGGTTGCCCAGACTGCTCAAGCATGAAAGAGTTTTACTTTATCTCAGGTTTACCAAGGTCAGGCTCAACCCTGCTCTCGGCTATCTTGCGTCAAAACCCTGAGTTCTATGCAGATATATCCTCACCCGTACAAGGCTTGGTGGCATCGACCATCAATGTTATTACGGGAAGTGAGAGCAATCACCTAGTAGATGAAGACAGACGCAAGCAAATACTTAAAGACTTGATTAACGCTTACTACAAAGCAGTCACGCCAAATGTAGTGTTTGACACTAGCAGGGGTTGGACTTCTAAGACTTCTTTATTGAAAGACTTGTACCCACAGACAAAGATTATTTGCTGTGTGCGTGATTTGCCTTGGATACTGGACAGCTTTGAGCGTATTGCTGCCAAGAACTCTTTGTATGGTGCGACCCTCACAGATGACGAAGCACGGCAGACAGTCACAACCAGATGCGATGCCCTAATGGATGTAAAGAAGGAAGGCCAAGTGGTCAAGCCTTATTACTTCCTAGAAGAAGGTTTACTGTTAAACCCCGACATGATTATGTTGGTGGAGTATGAATCTTTATGCAAAAAGCCTGAGAGCGTTATGCGTGAGATTTATGGGTTTATTGGCAAGCCTTACTTTGACCATGACTTTAAGAATGTTGAGTATGAGAACGAGGTTTATGATAAAGCCTTGAACATGAAAAGTCTGCACACAGTTAGGAAAGAAGTAACATGGGTAGAACGCCCATCTATTCTTCCTAAGTCTGTATGGGAAAAGTACAGTGGTAAAGACTTTTGGCGCACACCCGCACCTGAGTTTGCAATGAAACAACTTTATAAGGTTAAGGGATGAAAAGAATTCTAATCATGGGCTTGCCTGGTGCTGGGAAAACTTACCTTGCACAGCATATTCTTGACCACTTGCAAAGCAACCGCAAAACAGTTATGTGGTTGAACGCTGATGATGTGCGTAAGAAATACAACGATTGGGATTTTTCGCATGAAGGCCGTATTCGTCAGAGCTTGCGGATGCGTGAACTTGCTGACAGCTACGATGTAGATTATGTAATCTGCGACTTTGTTGCCCCATTGGTTGAAATGCGCAACAACTTTAAAGCTGATTGGACTGTTTGGGTTGACACCATTAACCAAGGCCGCTTTGAAGATACCAACAAGGTGTTTGTTGCGCCTGAACAGTACGATTTTAGAATTACCGAGCAAAAGGCTGAAAAGTGGGGTGAGTTTATTGCCGCACACATCTTGGATGACCGCCAACGCCCTGTCTTTGATTGGCAGAAAGAGACTGTTCAGATGCTTGGCAGATGGCAACCTTGGCATGAAGGCCATCGTAAGCTGTTTGAGAGAGCATTAGCTAAAACTGGTCAAGTGGTTATCCAGATCAGAGACTGTCAGGGGTGGAACGGCTCAAACCCGTTTGCGGCTAATCAAGTCAAAGACTTTATCAAGCGTGATCTTGACCCTTTGTATCAGGGTCAATATGAAATTCAACTTGTACCAAATATTGTTAATATCACCTATGGCAGAGATGTAGGTTATAAGATTGAACAGGAATCTTTTGACAATGCTACTCACGCTATTTCAGCAACCAAAATAAGAAAACAAATGGGTGTCTAAATGTCAGAAGTAACTCATGCTCAAATCTACGAGAGACTGCTTGAAGTAGAGACTAAGGTAGATAGCATAGACAAGAACACAAAAGGGCTTGTAGAGGCTTTTGATGCCTTGCAAGGGGCTTTTAAAGTCTTGGGATGGATTGCCTCTGCCGCCAAGCCTATTCTTTGGGTGGGTGGGTTAATCATGGCTGCTGGCGCTATCTGGCAAACGTGGCTTAAAAAATGATGGATTGGCTAGAAGCTATTATTGCTCTAGCCTTTCTTCTTTGTTTTGTCATGGTGTGCGGTCACATTATCCTTTGGGCAATGCCGTGAAATGGCTAATAATTTTGCCAATATTTTTTACATTGTTAGCATCTAGCCAAGAAAAGAAAACTGAATATCGATGTGTACGGTGGGCATGGACGGGTGATGTTTATAACCGCAAAGTTGTTTGCCTACAGTGGGAAAAGGTTGTACGGAGATGATAGACCCCATAACAGCGCTAGAAGGGCTACAAACCGCCATAGGGCTTGTTAAAAAAGCAAGCAAGGTCGCTAACGATCTAGCGGGTCTGACCCCCATGATTGCCAAGATGTTTGACGCTAAAAGCGTTGCAACAAAGGCAATGGTTGAGGCCAAACGGTCAGGCAATAAATCCAACTTAGGAACAGCGTTACAGATTGAAATGGCTTTGGATGAGGCCAAACGCTTTGAAGCGGAATTACAGATGCTTTTTATGCAATCTGGCCGCATAGACGTATGGCAAAAGATTAAAGAGCGTCAGCAACAAATGGACATTGAAGATGCTCATTTAGCAAGGCAAGCCAAAGCTGAGGAAAAAAAACAAAAAGAAGCTGAAGCCGAACAAATGCAATGGGCGGTTGCCGTTGTTATTATTGTGATGTTTATTGGCGCAATAGGATGGGGTATTGCTGAAATAACCAATTTGTGCGCCAAAACAAGGTGTGGGCGGTGAATGAGTACCAAAAGCAATTTGACCTTTTTCTCAAAGTTTTTGTCAGGCTTTGCATTGCTTGGTGGGTGCTTGGACTGCTTCGCTTTTTGCCTGATGACTTGTCGGACAAGATTGTTAATAAATTACTTGGAATGATTGGACTGTAATGCTATCTTTATTTTCTACCCTTGGTGGTTTGCTTATTTCAGGCTTACCCAAACTTCTTGATTACTTCCAAAACAAAGATGACCAAAGGCATGAACTTGCTTTGGCTAGGGTTCAAGTAGAGTTACAGCTACAGATGATGGCTCAAGGCTTTGCAGCTCAAGAGCGTATGGAGGAGATTCGTACAGACCAAATTGCCATGCAGACTGATGCCCAAATGACAGAGGCTGCTTTAAAACATGATGAAAAGATTATGGAAAAGGCAAGCACTTGGGTGGTTAACTTTGTTGGTACTGTAAGACCTATTGTTACTTACATCTTTATTTTTGAGTTGTGTGCAATCAACGCATGGATTGCCTACTATGTTTACAGCAGACCTAATTTGGTCAACAACATGGATGATCTGATTAGGGTTACTGACGTTATTTTTAGTTCTGATGAAATGGCCATGTTGGGGGGAATTATAGGATTTTGGTTCGGAAGTAGAAGTTGGGCTAAGAAATGAAAATCAGCGAAAAAGGCGAACATCTGATGCACTTCTTTGAAGGCTACAGGGCTAAACCGTATCGGTGCAGTGCCGCAATTTGGACGGTGGGATGGGGACACGCAATGTACCCAGACCAATTAAACCTACCCAACGTGCGAAAAGAGGGTTACACAGGATTGATAAGGTCTGACTATCAACTAAAAGAAGGGGATGCCCGTGTTTGGTCTAAAGATGAATTGGTCAATTTGTTCAAAAGTGACATCGATACTTTTGAACGTGGTGTTCTTCGACTTTCTCCTAATCTTGCTAGTCATCAAAGCAAATTCGACGCTGTTACATCTTTTGCGTACAACGCAGGTCTAGGCAACTACCAAAGGTCAACCATTCGCATGAAAGTTAACCGTGGTGATTGGGAGGGCGCTGCTGAAGCCTTTATGAGTTGGACAAAAGCGGGTGGAAAAGAAATTTCAGGGCTTGTCAAAAGACGCAAAGCAGAAGTGGTTTTATTTCTTAGCTGACTTGATAAACACGCTAAAACTGTCTATTGTGTCTTTGCCAAAAGAAAGCGCCTCTAAGCGTTTTGCGTAATCGTCAAGGGCATCGTTCCAACCAGCGTCATAAGCAGCGCATACGGCCTCTATAGAGGCTTCTTGAACGCCTGTCATGCGTAGCAATGCAACCAAGTCATCTTTTGTCATTGTTTTGCCTCAAATGTTTGCCTGTAATTCTAGCAATCCAGCACAATTGACAAATCCACTTATGCCCCATGTCAACCCCGCCCTCGGGGGGCTTGACTTCATCGCATTTATTACAAGATCGTAATCTGTGAACGGGCTGATTGCCGCCTAGTCCGATTGGATACATTGCCATTCTCTTTCATTTCTGCCTGAATTAGATTTCACGGTGTTGCCTGTCAATTGGATAAGCCCAATGACTTTCATTTCATTTAAACGCCTAGCAACCTGATTGCTGTCAAGGTCTGTACGGGCTGAAATCCCATCTTTGCCTAAAGCACCGTGTTTTTGGAGACAATTCAAAATGGTTTGGTGGTGCTGAGACACAGCGTCTTTAATCAACTCCGCTGCCTCAAATGACGTTACGGGGTCATTGGCTCTGACTCTTGGGAATTCGGGAAATATTCTGTCAAACATTCTTTTGTAATCCATGATTGTTCCTAAGTGGGTGGGGGTACTGGCTGCTCGCCTACTAGCTTTCAAAAAAGTAAAAAACAGCGTTCCCCCCGTTAATCAAAATGGGATTTCTTCCTCATCCCGTGGCAGACCTTTGTAGTCCTCTTTAGGCTTGGGCGTGTTGAGATAAGCCCAACCGTTCCAACCGCCATCAGGCAAAGGAATAACGTCTAACTTGAGCATTGGGCCGTTCTTAGTCTCAATGACCGATCCAATGGTTTGATAGCGTGATTTTTCCACACCATCTTTGTTTTTGTATTTACCTGAAACAACGGTGATTTCGTAAATTTTAGACATTTTTAATTTCCATAAGTTGAGCAATTTTTACATCAAGTTCATTTAAGAATTTGACAATTTCTTCTTCCATTAGTCTGATATACATATTGTCCCGAGGAACACGTTTAACAAACAATTGAAGCTCTTGGGGTAGGCGGTTATCAAATGACACAAAGTCACACCAACTACGATTTGTGCAAGCCATTTGAAACTGCATCTGGGTGTTGTACTTGCCTGGCACTGTCTGAGACAGCAAAGTTTCAATGTGCGTTGCGGTGTTAGGGCATTTGATCTCTAATAGACCATCATCCCCCACAAGGCCATCAGGGGACGCACCCGCCATGATGATTGAGGGATGGGGTACAAACCCCACTTCATCTACTAAAACGTCTTTAAGAGCCTCATACGCAGCTCTTCCAAGGGGTTCTGTGTCTGTACCGTGTTGCATGGCGGCATTGGTAAAACTTTCCCCCTTTTCACCCGTTAGGCGTTCGCACACCAATTGAGCCATGTAGTTGTCACGGGTTGCTGAATAGCCCGTTTTAGTCTTGGCAAGCACATCGGCCACACGGGATGCGGTGACCTTACCAATTCGTGCTGCAAACCATTGGTCTGAGCGTTGTTCAATCATTTCAATCATAATTTCCCCTTTGCTTCATCTTTTGCTGCAATTACTTTAATCTGCCAACCCTTGTCACCATCACAAGCCGCATAAGCTACTCTGTAGGCTAGTTTCAGTTCATCTTGTGTACTAGCGTTGTGGATAGCTAAGAATAATTCTGTCATGCTGTTTGGGTCAATGGTTGACTCGGGTTCTTCACCCTGCGGAATATCATCTCCAGCGTAGATGTATAGACCGAGGCCATGCAAGCTAAGTGCTTTGGTCATGCAGCGCATGATTGCTGTGTTGACTTGAAAGGCATCAGGGCTTTGGATAGCCTTGTTGCGATGATCCATCACGGGTAGTTGGCAAGTCATTGGCTTGTCAAACATGGTGACTGTGACCCACACCATTGCTGTGCCGTTAATGTCCATGAAACATTTGTCACCAAACATTTCCACTTTGAACGTAGCTTTAGCGTCAGCTTTAAGTGCTTCAGCCCATGCCCAAGCCCATGACAGATAGGTTAAATTTGCTTTCTTTTCTGTATGTTCATTGACATTCAGTTTGAGTAGTTCTTGGACGTTCATGCTTCTTCCTTTAAATAAGCCGTGAGGCGTTTGATTCGGTCTGAGTGGTAGTCACACATACGCTTTGCATATTCTTGGGCGCTGAGAGCCACTAGCAGCTTACGGTGAGCCATTTCAAGTTCTGAAACCGCTAGTTCTTTAGCTGATGGCAAACGGAAATAATCTTTAAGTTGTTCAATCATTAGCCTCTCCAAGCTAGTAATACACCAATGCCGCCAAAAATGATGATGGCTAACACGCACTCAATCAAGGTTTGGATAATTTTAGATTTCATTTTGTTCTTTCAGCATACGGGCGTGGTGAATCTTGGTTTCAGACATGATGTGTTGAAATTCGGATAAAGGCAGATCACAAGAAATGTTGTCACCTTTTAGGTTAAACACAAACACATCGTAGATTTCTGCTGAGTTGTGGTCATGCGGCATATTGATTTCTGCGGGGTAGTAGTCATAACCTACTTTGACGTTTTCAAGCGTTGTGCCGCTGTCATAAGACACAACGTCATCAAAGTAATAGTGGAGTTTGTAGTCAGTCATTTGGTTTCCTAAAAAGACCCCGAGAAGTTCAGGGCATGACGCTACTGTAAACCAATCTAAACAAAAAATAAGACTTTTATAAAAATATTTGTAAATGTTGCTTTTTTGCAAATAAGTGTATGTAAATATTGCTATACTTGCCAAATGGACAAACAAAAAGCTATCACACTTGCAGGCTCACAGAGTGAGCTAGCTCGAATATTAGGAATCACTAGGGCAGCGGTACATCAATGGAAAACACTTCCTGATGGGCGGCTTTATCAATTGATGGTGTTGCGGCCTGATTGGTTTATTGTTTAAAATTGTTTGAAACACGGCTAGGAATGGATTGATCCCCGTTCCGAAAAGAGTTATCCCCTCTCCTGCCGCAGTTTCTTTTTTAGGGGTGAAAAAGGCGGTTATGCACTATTACCAGTTTCACATTGGTGACTATAAAAGCCACACGCACCATCTTTCCTTGTTGGAAGATTTGGCATATAGAAGGCTGCTTGACTTCTATTTTTTACATGAGCAACCCATTAAACACAGGGACATTGCCCGTCAAATTGGTATGCGTGACCATGAAGAAGACGTTATGACCGTGTTAAACGAATTCTTTTTATCCACACCTGAAGGCTTTGTAAATCCAAGGGCTGATAAGGAAATCAAGCAATATAAAGAGTTTGCTGAAGCAGGTAAACGTGGGGCGGCTAAGAGGTGGTCAAAGCCCCCCTATGAGGAGGCTATTAGCCTCCCTAATGCTACCCCAATAGCAACCATAAACCATAAACCAATAACCAATAACCAAAAGAAGACACTCGGCAAACGCCTCGCTTCTGATTTTTCTTGTCCATTGGAATGGGAGCAGTTTTGCCAACAGACAAGACCAGAACTTAGTCCTGTCAAAACCTTTGACCAGTTTAAAGATTATTGGATAGCCCAAGCGGGTCAGAAGGGTGTCAAGCTAGATTGGTTTGCAACATGGCGTAATTGGGTGAGAAGCACCAACGCACCTAAACAAAACCCTTATGACGTTGTGAGGCTCACAGTTCCATCAAAAAATGAGCCTGATGCCGCATTGGAAAAGATTAAAGCTGATGACAAAAAGGCAGTTCCTCCATCTTTAGAGGTTTTGGCAAAGATGGCGGCATTGAGGGCAAGAGCATGAATTTATTGCTAGATACTGCAACTGCATGGCAAAAGCAAATTCGAGAAAAAAGGCGTATAGAAAACCTTGATTCTGATTTGTTGGGTGATTGGTGGTCAGACATTGACGTTGACATAAAAAAAGCCGTGGTAAAGGAAGTTACTTACCAAATGGCTGAAAAAATTATCAAAGATTACGAATGGTTGGGTTGTATGCCCGCAGTAGTTTGGCATTGCTATGGCATATTTTTTGACGGTTACTGTGCGGGAGTAGTTTGTTATGGCCCTGAATATTCCGAGAATTTGGGCAAGATAACCCGTGAAAAAGGATTGGCTGGCGCTGATTGGTCTAAATACGGATATGAAGGAAAAATGATCCTTTTAAGCCGTGGTGCTTGTGTCCATTGGGCGCATCCGCACAGCGCAAGCAAGTTAATACGCCAAAGCATGAAAATGCTGCCTAAAAAGTTTGAAGTTGTCACATCCACGGTTGATGAAGCTGCGGGCGAAATTGGCACGATTTACCAAGCCTGTGGTTTTCATTACGTTGGCTCAATGCGTGATGGCAACCCTAAAGTCAAAAGCCGCAAGCTAGACCGTGATGGATGGCTAATCAACGGCAAAATTTGGACATCTCGAAGTATTCGGGCTATATGTGGTAATACCCAATTTGAGAACATTAAAAAATATTTTCCAACTGTGCAAAAAATTAAACAACACAGCAAAGGCAGATATTTTGCGTTTATAGGCACTCAAAACACTCAAAAAAAACATTTGAAGGCTATTGAGCATTTGGTTAAACCTTACATAAAACGCAGCCATGACACACCATGAAGCCACAGCAATCCTTAATCGTGTCAGAGAAGGCCAACAATTTAGCCACTTTGTCATTACAAGAGCGCTTGAACTTACGGGAGACTATGAAGCAAACGGAAGCATTGGAATGGATCAGGCGCTACCGCAAGAAAGCGCTAGAGGAAGGGCGGGGGGAAGCTCAATATTGGTGGCAACAGACCTTGTTGGACATAGCCAAGAAGCGTGGGCAAGCGGCTGCCGATGACCTACGCAAGCGCATGAACGAACAAAAGGACAAGAAATGATTTCTATCATGTTTACGGTGTATGGACACCCCGTTGCCAAAGGTAGGCCAAGGTTTTCCACAAGGGGAAAGTTTCCCGTTGCGTACACACCCGAAAAGACCAAGACCTATGAATCCGAGGTTGGAATGATGGCAAAGGCGGCAATGGGTGCGTCAGAAGCCCTAGAAGGGGCATTAGAGGCGTTTATTTACGTTACCTTTCCTGTTCCCGCCTCATACTCAAAAAAACGCACTGAGGCTTGTTTAAGCGATACCGAGAAACACACTAAACGCCCCGATTTGGACAACGTGATTAAAGCGGTCATTGATGGCATGGACAAAATCGTATTTTTTAACGACTCGCAAATTACATCAATCCATAGCACAAAGGTTTATGGTGAAGTGGCAAAGGTTGAAGTTATGGTGAGGCAAGCATGAGCAATAAAGCCGTGTACACCATTTTGGTTGTTCTAATTATTGTCCATTGGGGATTGGTAGCTTACTTTATAGGATTCAAGCCATGATTTTTACCTTACACAACAGCCAACAAGCCCACACCGTCCTAAAAGACCTGTGGCCCAAGATTAAAGAAACTTTGCAAGCGGGCAAGCAATTGCGCTTAGAGGTCAAAAAGGCCAACCGAAGCAATGAGCAAAACGATATGTTTCACGCCCTAATTGACAAAGTGACCAAAGAAATGAAAGTTGCGGGGTCAGATTGGGATGCCGAGTGTTGGAAAAGGCTGCTTATTGATGCTTGGGCTAACGACACAGGGCGCAAGATTGGGCGGGTAGTACCAAGCCTAGACGGTCAAAGGGTGGTGCAACTAGGGGTTCAAAGCCATAAATTCACTAAAGAAGAAGGTTCGGAGTTTATTGAATGGTTGTTGTGCTGGATGGCACAGAAAGGAATTGAGGCATGAGTTACATCATTGCATCCCTACCCCCCATGAAATGTTTTGTAAAACGTGAGTTTTTATACAACGATCACAAGGGGCATGGTGAGTTAGAACCCGCAATATGGGTAAGTCTTAAAGCCTTGAGGGGTCAAGTATTCCGCATAGAATCACTACTACCCGCATATGGGGCTTTGTATGACAAGCTACCCATCCATGCCTATGTTTGGCATACCGATGCGGGTAATTTGCCTATAGACACCTTGCAGTTATGGGATTGCATGGGTTACAAGTTTACAATTCTTGAGAAAATTGGCTTGCGAAACTTAGGTGTTAAGTTTTTAGGCAAGGATAAACAATGGCATTTTGGGCGATATTTGTTTACCGTGGACTTTTGCGCTGATGGCATGGAGCTTGACACGGGCTTTACCGAACAGGCCGAAGAACATAAGAGTTTTAACTTTATTGCGTTGGACAATGGGCAATTTGCCTGTCAGCCCAATAACCGATGTTTGTGGTATGACCAAAGCCTGATTCCCTCAGAAACAAAACACCCCGATTTTAAAGCCGCACAAAGACTTTGGACGGTAGATGGCACACGCAAATGGTCAGCGGGCGATGATTGGTTTTATGACATTGAGGAAAAACACACATGATGTGTCCCGTATGCAAAACCCGCCATAACAAAGTTTTAGACACTAGGGCAAACCCTGAATTTATCCTCAGAAGGCGAATTTGCGCTGATGGACATAAATACCTAACAAGAGAATATGCAATAACCGATGACACAATATTTGAAGCATCAGTATGTGAGAAGCCAGAAACTCCTAAAGCTAGTAGCGGGTTTAGCCTGTCAAAACTGTGGCATAGATAACGGGGTTCAAGCGGCTCACAGCAATTGGGGTGGTGGCAAGGGTAAAAGTATCAAGGCCGATGACAACCTAGTGGCGGCTTTGTGCCTCAAATGCCATTACGAAATAGACCAAGGGGCGCATCTATCCAAGGATGAACGCAAAAAAATGTGGCAAAAAGCCCATCAAAGCACCGTGGATAACTTGGTTGAAAATAATCTATGGCCCAAAGATGTCCCAATTCCGATATAATAAAATTGTAGTTGCCTTGTGGTGAGACTGTACTAAAATGCAATCTCACCACTTTTTTTAGGAAAAAGCATGGATAAGTACGCTGGCTTTGTCTCAAACTTTGTTCTTGCACTACTGCACTGCGGCACTAACGCCCACTTAATGCACTGGACAACCAATAGCTTTAGCAAGCACATGGCTCTTGGCACGTTCTATGACTTGATCGTTGACCAAACAGACGCCTATGCCGAGGCTTATATGGGCAAATACGGGCAGCTCAAGAAGTTTCCCAATGAGTATCACCCGCCAAATGCTGACCCAATTAAATACTTTGAAGTTCTATCTAAGTTTGTAATGGACATTAGGAAAGAGCTACCTCAAGACTCAGAACTAAATCAACTTGTGGATAACATCCAAGAAAACATTGATTCAACCCTATACAAACTAAAGTATCTAGATTAAGAGGGCGGTTAAACAGGCAATTGAGGATGTCAAGTGTGTAATTTTCCTGTTTTCTCGCACACATAGTTAAAGACCAAATCAACGCCCTCACCCAACAAGGTGCAAGCAATGACTGAAAACAACAAAACTAAACAAAGCCGCAAGGGTAAGACCAATAACCCCAACGGTAGGCCATCAGGAGTACCCAACAAGGTCACGCAAGAGGCAAGACAGGCCATAGCCTCATTTGTCGATGGAAACGCCCACAGGCTCGCAGAATGGCTCGATGCCGTTGCCGAGGGTGATCCAACTAACGATGTAAAGCCAAACCCCGCCAAGGCGTTTGAGTTGTTCCAAAGCGTTGTTGAGTACCATGTACCTAAGTTGGCACGTTCAGAAGTAACAGGCGCAGATGGTGGCCCGCAAGAGATGGTCATTAAATGGCAAGCGGAATCATAGAAATACCTTATAGCCCTAGAAAGCAGTTTAGGGAGTTTCACGCTAGAACCGAGAGGTGGGCTTGTTTAGTAGCTCACCGAAGGGCGGGTAAGACCGTGGCGGCCATCAATGACCTTATCAGGGCGGCAATCACTTGCAAAAGCCCCATGCCCTTGTTTGGGTATGTTGCCCCGTATAGAAGCCAAGCTAAGAGCGTGGCGTGGGACTATCTAAAATACTTTTCCCGTCCCATCACTAAGCAAAGTAATGAGGCCGACTTAATCATTGAGTTGTTAAACGGTGCAAAGATTAGGCTATTTGGTGCAGACAATGCCGATGCCATGCGTGGTTTAGGCTTTGATGGCCTTTACCTTGATGAATATGGCGACTTTAAGCCTAGTGTTTGGGGTAACGTGGTGAGGCCCGCCTTATCTGACAAACAGGGCTGGTGCGTCTTTGGTGGCACGCCCAAGGGTAAAAATCAGTTTTGGGACATCTACGAGACAAGCAGAAAGCTACCAAATGAGTGGTTTACCTTGTCATTGCCCGCCAGTAAATCCAAGTTATTGCCCGAATCAGAGTTACAAGCAGCGCAAGCACAACTAGCAGAAGATCAGTATTTGCAAGAGTATGAGTGCAGCTTTGAGGCGGCAATTGTTGGCGCAATATGGGGAACTGAGATGCGTAGGGCTAGTGAAGATGGGCGCATCACTAAAGTTGAGAACCAAATTGAAGTCAAGACACACACGGCTTGGGACTTAGGCCACACCGATGACACGGCAATTTGGTGGTATCAAGTCATTGCGGGTGAAATTCATATTGTTGATTTTTTTGCCCTTTCTGGTGGAACAATTGAAGAATTTGTGGCAAAAATCAAAGAAAAACCCTACAATTACGGAAAGCACTACCTACCGCATGATGCAAGGGCTAGAACTTTGGCAAGCGGTGGGAAGTCAGTAATTGAGCAGATGGCAGCGCACTTGGGCATTAACAACTTGGCGATTGTGCCTAGTTTGACGGTTCAAGATGGCATCCAAGCGGTGCGCATGGCGTTGCCTAGATGTTGGTTTGATGCTGAGAAATGCGCAGATGGCATTGAGGCTTTGAGACAGTATCAGCGTGAGTACGATGAGGACAAGAAGGCTTTTAGGCAAACGCCCAAGCATGATTGGACAAGTCACCCCGCTGATGCCATGAGGATGTTAGCAATTAGTTGGCGGGAAGAACCCACAGTTAAACCGCCTGACCCAAGTAAAGTGTTGATTGTTGGCCCTGAAAACGAAGTCACAATGAACGATATGTGGGCAATCCACAAACAAACCGCAAGGAGTAATCGAATATGAGTGGAACAACAGACCCTTACCGCTACCAATACGAACACGTTGCCGCAAGTCAAACTGCGCAAATATTGGGTGGCACAGGCGCAATAGGTGATTATCTTCACCGCATAGTTTGCACTGTATCAACTGCCGCAACAGGCACTGTTACCGTCCTTGATGGCAGTACTAGCCATGTGGTGTTGCCTAACTCGCCTGGCGATGGCATTGGCGTTTATAACATCGAGTTCAACACCAGATCAAAAAATGGCGCATGGAAAATCACCACAGGTGCGGGTGTTGAGGTGTTGGGTGTTGGCATTTTCTCGGCTTAATCATGTCTAAAGCAGGACTTTATGCCAATATTTTGGCAAAACAAGAGCGAATCAAGGCGGGTTCAGGCGAAAAGATGAACAAAGTGGGCAGTAAAGACGCCCCTACCGACAAAGATTTTAAACAAGCCGCTAAGACTGCAAAGCCTGAGAACAAATGACTGCCGCATGGACTCGCAAAGAAGGTAAAAACCCTGAAGGCGGGTTGAACGCCAAAGGGCGGGCGAGTTATGCAGCGGAAACAGGTGGCAAGCTAAAGCCCCCCGTAAAGTCAGGCGATAACCCAAGGCGTGCATCTTTTCTTGCACGGATGGGCGCTACTAATGGCCCAATGGAAAAGAATGGCGAACCCACACGGTTGGCACTTGCTTTAAAGGCATGGGGTGCATCGTCTAAAGAAGATGCCCGAGCCAAGGCAAAAGCAATTTCTGAAAGAAATAACAATGGCTGAATTAGTCCCAACGGAAGTTGACAAGTACAACACCCTTATTGCCACTTACGACAACGAGTTTAAGAAGTGGGAAGCACGCACCAAGAAGATTATTAGGCGTTACAGGGATGACACCCGAAGCGCAAGCGGCAATGACACTGCTAAATTTAATATTCTTTGGTCAAACGTATCAACTTTGATACCCGCTGTTTACAGCAAGATGCCAAAAGCTGATGTCAGCCGTAGGTTTGGCGACAATGACCCAATCGGGCGTGTTGCGTCAATATTGGTTGAGCGTGCGTTAGATTTTGAAATCGAGCATTACACCGACTTTAGAAGCACAATGCGTCATGCCGTGGAAGATCGGTTCTTGGGAGGCCGTGGCGTGGCTTGGGTTCGTTATGAGCCGCACGTTGTCCAAGTGCCTGGCCTGCCCGAAACTCCTGAAAACGATGACGGCTTGCAAGTCACCGAAGATGCGGACGAGGCAGAAACCAAAGACTACACCGCTGGTCAAGTTGAGCCAATGGAACAGATAGAGTACGAGTGCGCACCTACTGATTACGTCCATTGGGCTGATTTTGGTCATAGCGTTGCCCGTACATGGGAAGAAGTCACCCAAGTTTGGCGTTGGGTGTACATGACCAAAGATGCGCTGATTGAGCGTTTTGGTGAGGATGCGGCACGCAACATCCCGTTGGATAGCGGCCCTGATCCTTTGTCGAACTACGCAAGTAGCCAAAGAGAATATACACGGGCAAAAATTTGTGAGTTATGGGACAAAGAGACTGCCAAGGTCTATTGGTTTAGCAGACAAGGCAACAAATTTATTGATGTGCGGGATGACCCGTTAGAGTTAGAGCAGTTTTTCCCATGTTGCAAGCCTTTGTATGCAACGATGACAAGCGACAGCCTTGTGCCTGTGCCTGATTTTGTGCTGTATCAAGACCAAGCCAATGAGTTAGACATCTTGAGTGACCGCATTGATGGCCTAGTCAAGTCTTTGCGTGTTCGTGGTGTTTACGATTCAAGCGTCCCCGCATTGCAACGACTATTGACCGAGGGTGACAATAACACTCTGATTCCTGTTGATAAATGGATGGCGTTTAGTGAAAAAGGTGGTTTAAAGGGTGCAATTGACCTTATCCCATTGGACACTTTAGCTAATGCTTTGCTTCAATGCTACCGAGCAAGACAAGAGATTAAGCAACAAATCTATGAAATCACGGGTTTGTCAGACATTTTAAGGGGCGCATCACAAGCAAGCGAAACAGCTACTGCCCAACAGATCAAGGGACAATTTGCAAGCCTTAGATTGCGTTCTATGCAAGAAGAAGTGGCAATTTTTGCTTCTGACTTGATTAGACTCAAAGCGCAAATTATTTGCACCAAGTTTCAGCCGCAAACAATAATGATGTATGCAGCGGCAAGTCAGATGCAACCCGTGGATCAGCAAATGATTCCACAGGCTTTGGCGTTGATTAAAGACAAGCCATTGCGTAACTTTAGGATTGAGGTGGCGGCAGATAGTTTGGTGCAATTGGATGAAGCGGCAATGAAGCGTGAGCGTACCGAGTTTATTGGTGCGTTTGCGGGATTCCTACAGCAAGCCATGCCTATTGCACAATCAAGCCCCGAAATGACACCTGTATTGATGGAAGTCATGAAGTTCGGCGTAAGTGCGTTTAAGTCATCACAGCAACTTGAGGGTGTCATTGACCAAGCGCTTGACCAAATCAAGGAAAAGATGGCACAACCACAGCAGCCCAAGCCTGACCCCGAAATGATTAAGTTGCAAGCACAGCAACAATCAGAGCAAATGCGAGTTCAAGCAGATATGCAAGCTACGCAAGCTAAAGCGCAATTTGATGCTCAATTACATCAAGCCAAGATACAGGCCGAAATGCAAATGGAGCAAATGAAGATGCAAGCAGAAATGCAAGCAGAGGCGCAAAAACAGCAATTTACGGCTCAATTGGAAAGCGCAAAACTTGAGCGTGAGCAACAAATGGAGCGTTTTAAAGCTGAACTGGATGCTAACACTAAAATTCGTGTTGCTCAGATTAACCACTCAGCGTCTATGCACCCTGATGACATAACTGCTCAACAACAAGTTCAATCAATGATGAATCAAGACTTGCGAAGCATGATTGAGGCCATGATGAACACGGTAAACAATTCAAATCAGCAAGTCATGCAAAGCCACAGTAATACTGTTGGAACAATGCAAGAAATGATGAAAAATCAGACTGACAACAAAGAAATGATGAAATCTGTGGCTGAGATGATTTCTGCGCCTAAGAGGATTATTCGTGGCCCTGACGGTAAAGCTATTGGCATGGAAGTTGTCAAATGATTGAAACCATTAAACTTTTGCGGCTTGCGTAATGTCACAGGCCATATGGGGAACAGGTGAATGGGGCGTTGCTTTATGGGACAACCCCCTAATTTACCTTGATGACACCCATGATCCTGGCCCCGATAAGCTCAAAAAACAGTTTAAACGTGAGCAAGAAAAGAACAAAAAGCGCAGGGATGAGATTTTTGCGGCTTACGAGCGCATTGTTGAGGGCAAAATACCCGAAGAAATAATTGCGCCCTATGTTGAAACATTTGCTACAATTAAAACCAAGCAAAATG